ACTCTATAGTTAAATCGTAAAAATGATTCTCAATTAAGTTAAATGTATTTGTAAATTGTAAATAGTTGCCTACTTGTGATGCGTTTTCAATAGAATAGCTTTTAGTTATGTTTGTACTATCATCTCGAACATACATAATAAAATAACTTACATATTCTCTTGGAATTACAGATAACGTTTGTGCATTTGCACTTGTGCTTAATATAATCATCAACTATATAACGTAAATAATTAACTAATTTGTAGAAATTATATTGTAAAAAAAAAGCACCCTATAAGGATGCTTAATTTATTAACTAAAATTAAATTTATGCAGTTGGGTCAATCTGTGTTGCATCTCCAGTTACTGCTGCATCTAAAAAGTATGGTGCAGTTTCTTCTAATCCCTCAAAAACCATTGTAAATCCTGATAAATCACCAGCAGCTGAACCACTGACTACTGTACCACCAGTACATTCCATTCCGTTTTCAAACCCACATAAGAAACTATTACCGTAATAATCTTCTACTACAATATATGGTCTTGCTACTGCAAGTGTTTGTAGTTCTGCTTGTGTTTTTGCATCTAAATAAGTTAGTGTTAAGTTTAAAGTTTGTGTATAAAATGTAGTTCCATTTTCTCTACTACTTGTTACAGTAGTTTCTAAAGATGAATTACCTTTTACATCAAATTCAAACCAAGTTGGTGTACCAGCTATTGTTGCTTCTTTAGTTGTACCATCTACTGTTACAGATGTAATTTCCCCATAATCAGCAAAATATACTCTTTTTATGCCACCAAAGGCACTTTTACAAGGTATTTTTCTACCAGTTGTTAATGTACAAGCCATTGTTTTATATTTTTTTAAAAAAAAAAGGGCAAGTAGATAACCTACCTACCCTAATTTATTGGTTAATTAATTTTAAGCGTACTCTACTAAATCTTCTGCAATTCCAAATTGTACTCCAGAAGTGAAACGCATTATCATTCTCACATTGTTAGAACCGTCTAAATCTGCCATATCCAATACTTTTACTTCGTTAGTGTTATTTAATAACCCAGTTCCGAAATATAAGTTAGAACGTTGTGCTGCATACATTTTGTTATCTGACATTCCAGGACATACAAAAATCTTAACACCATTAACAGTTAGTGATCCGTTGTTCCACCATTGCGTACCCATATTGTTTACACCATTTGCTCCTAATCCACTTGCACCAAAACCTCCTAATGCTTGCACATATAGTTTAGCTGCTTTAGAACCAATGTAAAGGAATAAATCTTCTTTTCCGTAAAGTGAAGATGGAATAGCATCTACTACTTTAGAAAGTTCATCAATAATGTTAGTTGAATCTAAAGTTGTTCCAGTTACTTGTTGTGCTGCTGGAATATCCCCTGCTGTTGCTGCTGCTGCAATTAGTTTTTCAAACCCATCAAATGAATTGTTAGTACCTGCTGCCGTATCACCTTGCCAAATACAAAATTCTGTATTTTGTGCAACCTCTGCTGCTACGTGCGCAATCATAAAGTCTGAAAATTTAGGTGGTAAAGACTGTCCTAAACCATATCCCATTTGTTGTGCTTCCCAATCGTTTACAAAATCATACTTACATAATTGTAAGTTAACTTGTAATTCTACTGGTTGTATAATTCTTTCTGTTAATGTTACAGATGAATTAGGTGTAAAATCACATCCAGCAGCAGTTACTAAAGAACCAGTTGCTAATTTTTTAATCACTTCTTTGTAAGCGATGTTTCCTTTTACTGTAACCCCACCATCATCAATAGTAGATGCTGATAGTAATGCAGCTGCAATATACTCACCAGCAAACTCACCAGCGTAAGTAGAATTTACAGTTACATTAGTTGCAAGATTTGTTTTTCTTAAATTTGCCATTTTTATTTTATTTATTTAATTTATTTAATACTCTATCTAAAGTTGTTGCGAATTTTCCAGTTCCAAATTCTACTTTAGTTTTGTTAGATTTTGGTGCTGAATTTCTTGTAATTGGTTTTGTTGCAGCAGATAAATCTTCTTTTTTCTTATCTTCTACTTTTTCTTCTTTGTCATCCATTAAAGAAGAATATTGTTTTTTAAGTTCTTCAATTTCAGATTTTACTTCCTCAATAACTGGTGCAATAACCTCAACTACTGCTTCAACTATTGCTTCAACTTCTGATGCTACTTCTTCTGGTACTTCAGTTTCAATAGTTTCTTCTAAATCTTCAGTTTCTTCTTTAGCTGGTACATCATCAGATACATCTCTTACATCTGCAATGATACCCTCTTCTTCTACGATCAATAGCCTACCATCTTCAAGAATATACTCCCCAACTGGCATTGCTACTTTTTCATCATCTGTTACAATGAATACTTCGTTTCCTTTTTCTAATGATTCTGTTGTGATAACAGTACCATTCTCTAACTTCATTTCCTCAAGTTTTACCTCGATGTTTAGAAGTGTTTTAATGTCATTTAACATTTTGGTTGCTTTCATAATACTTATATAACGATTTTTAATTAATTTTTTGCGTTTTTGATTTGTTTATGCTTTTTTCTGTATGATAAACCATTCGATACCATCACTCCAAACTTGTATACCCTCATATACTTTATTGATAGTATAAGAATTGGTACTACCATCTAAAGTTTGGCTTAAAACAGGTGTTAGTTCTACTCTTGTAGCAGTTTCAAAACCACCATTAGAAATAAACCTCAATACTCTATTTACATTTTGTGTTGCATCTGGCAAGTTTAAAACCATAGAACCATTAGCACCACTCCAAGTTAACCTAATCATATCTACACTTTGATAACCTACATCAGCTAAATTAATAGTTTGCCCAGCACTTACTGTTAAACTTGTAGGTACTATATAATTTTTTGTGTTATTTACAGTTGTTCTTTTGGTAGCACCCCCTTGTATTACTGCCATTTCTTCGTTTCCTTGAATTGCAGTAGCTTGTGGTAATTCTGATATTTTTAAATTTGCCATTATACTATAATTTTTGAACTATCTTCTTGTAATAAAAAACCTCCATCCTCTTGTAATAAAAAATTATCTTCTTCATCAATAGTAGCAGTTCTTGTTATTACACCTATGCCTTGTGATCTTATATCCCCATCACAACATTCAATAGAATATGTATTGGTATCCCAACATAAACAAGCACGTGATGAACCAGTAGGTGATGTTCTACTTGGTATAAAGGTTTTATTTTTGTTGTTTCTTTGCATTTATAAACCTAAACTACCATTGTGATTCTACTAATGTTTTTAATCTATCTGCATTATATTGTACTTCTTCAAAATAAGCATCTTCTATACCTTTTATAGCAAAAAAATCTATTTCGGATAACTCCTCAAGTTTTGTATATCCATCTATAACTGCTGGATCAATTCCTAATTCTTCAGCTTTTAATCGTGCATTTTCAAGCACTTCATCAACTTGTTCGGTAGCATTGTAACCTATATTTAAAAAATTACTTGACATAGAAACTAAAGTATTTGCTTCATCTGCTATTTCTGCGATACGCTTTCCTAAATCTCTTAATTTAGCATCGTAATCTTCTCCATCATTCATTATGGGTTCAATTAAATTTATAGCAATATTTATATCTTCAGCTAAACTTAATTTTACATTATGCTTTTTTAAACCTACCTTTTTATTAGGCATTTTATCTAATACTTTTTCTAATCTACTTTTCATTTTATATTTGGTTTTATAATTTATTTTATAATTGTGGTATGCTTTTCATAATGTCAATAGTATCTTGTAAATCATCAATGTTTTGGTCAAAAACTTCTAATGTAAAACTTGCTTCTTGAAACCCCTCAAAAGTCATAGGGTTTACACCTAATTCATTTGCTTTTTCTTCAAAACCTATTATAGAATTTTCTAAAACATCTTTATCGCTAACCCAATTATCATATAAATTCACAACTGCGTTTACTTTATTCTGTAAGTCTATATAAGTATCTACCCAATCAAGCAAATCATTATCTAATAAACTCCAACTTGCATCTGCTTTTTCTAATGAATTTTTAAGTTCTTGAGCGCTTTCTAAATTAACTTTATGATTTTTTAAGTTTACTTTTTTAGGTAGTTTACCATATACCTTTTCAATGTTATTTTTCATTGGTCAATATATTTATGATTTTATTTAATGTTTCTTGATCACTTTTATCTTTTGAATACTCCTCTTTAATTTTGTCATTAGGTGCTTCCATTTTGTCTGCAAAATACCCCTCAATAGAAAAACCTTTAACTTTATTTGTTTTAACATACTCTTGCCATATTTCATCGTTATTAACTTTTACTGCACCCATCCAAGTACCTACTGGTACATTCAATCCGTATTTTCTTGATTTGTCTTGTACCTCATCTTCTACTAACCAACTTTCAACAAGTGTTAAACCACTTAAAGTTTCTGCGTGTTCTAATGTACTATTGTTTTGATAGCCATTCTTTAAATACATTTGTGATGCTTTTTGTACTGTATCTTTAGAAAAGTAAATGTAATATTCACCCTCTGCACCATTTCTGTAAATAGGTTTATTAGGTATTAACAAAGCACCCATTAAGATTTTCTTATCACCATCTACTTTAGCTAATTTTATTTCTTGGTCTTTTAAAGCAATAAAATCTGATTCAATAGCTGGACTTTCAACAATTGAAATAGCTTCTACTCCTGCATCTTCTTGATCTTCATCTAAAATAAGTTCTATTATTTTCATAATTATATAACGTTTTTAATTTTAAATTTTGCGTTTATCCTATACTTGCACCCTCAATTATATTTCTATCCATTTCTTGTGCAGTAGATACATCACTTGCAACTACGTATGCTTTTGTTGGTTGTTGCGTTTGACCACCTATTGCATCTGCTAATTGATTTGTACCACTTGCACCTACTATATTAAAAGCTGGTGGTACGCTTTCCATTGTTGGTGCTGAACCACCACCACCAGTTGATGGGTTTGTACCACCCCTTGCATTACTTGGTGTTGTTTTTAATATATCTTTTACAGATTTAAAACCAATAGCAGCAGTTGTAGCTATGTTTGCTACTTTTAAACCAAATTCAAAAGGTGTAACAGTCTTTGTAGCAAGTTCAGCAGTAATTCCTTGATATGTGTTTATTAATGCAGCAGCAGCAGCAGTTGCTTTACCAGCAGCACTTTGTTCATCAAATAAAGATGACATATTATTAAGTGTTTTTTTTGCCATCTCTAATGTAGCAGCAGTCTTTATTTTTTGATCTTTTTCTTCTTGACTTGTATATTTTTCTTTTACACCGTTCTTTAATTTTTCATAATGTTCAACAATAGCTAATTTTTCATCTTCGGTTGCTTTTAAAAGTTCTAATTCTGCTATTGTATCTGCTTGTTCTTTTTCAAGTTTTGCAATTTCACGTTCTTCATCAGTTCGCACTTTAAATTCATCTTGAATATCTTTTATACCTTGTAAACGTTCTAATTCTTTTTGTTCTGCTTGTAATCTATAAGTTTCATTTATAGCATCTTCTTCTGCTATTCTTTGTGATTCAAGTTCAGCAGTATCAAGCCCAAATTGTTTTGCTTTTTCTATTAAACCAAAATATTTATCACTTACTGCATTTAGTTCTTGTGTTTGTTTATCAAGTTGTTTTTGAAAATAAGCATCTTCAAGTTTAGCAATTTCTTCTATTGTTTTTGCTTTTTCTTCAATAGCTGGATCAGTTTCAACTTTTTCTTTTAATTTTTCTTTTTTCTTTTCAGCTGGTGGGTTTAATAATAAATCAATATCTAATTCTTCACCTTTTAGTTTATTAAGTTTCTCTTGTAAATCATTTATTTTCTTTTGTTCTTCTGTACTTATTGAAGCAGTTTTTGCAATTAATTCTGCTTGTTTACTATAACCAAATAAAAACCCTTGAAAACCAGCGTTTATTTTATCCCAAGTTGTAACCTCTTTTGCTGCTTCTTGTTCTTGTAGTAATTGCGTTTCAAGTATTTTAATTGACCTTTTTAATATAGCATCTTTTGCTAATAATATTTTTTTTTGTTTTTCAAGATTTTCAGAATTAGATATACCCCTTTGTTCGTTGTATTTTTGTTCTTTTTGTAAAAGTGATAATTGACTATCAACTGATGTTAAAAGTTCATCATTTAATGCTTTTTGTCTTTCTAAATCTTTATTTATAAAACCTAATGCTTCACCTATTTCATCCCAATATTCAACAACCAAACCTAAAGCAACAACTAAAGCACCAATACCAGTTGATATTAATGCAGTTTTCATAGCCTTACCACTTAACTTTGCTGCCTTACCTACTGCAACTAATTTAGATGCTAAACCACCAGTATA